TCCAGCGCCTTGAACACCGACCTTACCGTCAAAGCCGAGAAGGTCTCCCACGAAGGTATCACCAAAGCTAACCTTGCCATCGTTGTTCGTATCGCTTAGTCCGCCAAGCAAGCTCTCTTCACCGCCAAAGACACTTCCTTTACGGCTCATACCAGACGTGTCCAGACCCCGTACATTCATTTCGTCTAGGATGTCATTATATCTGGCAGCAGCTACTGTACCAAGTGCTGCAGTACCAAGAGGCCCAAGAGCAACAGCTCCTACTTTACCCATAATGCCGATGGCTTTAGCACTAGCGCCTAGTTGAGCATCTGACATTTCACTGAGAGACGCACCTTCTGATGGTGTGCTATCACCTCTGTCTGGACCGCCATCTGGCCCACCGCCTTCACGACCTTCTGGTTCTTCTTTACCTACCGAAGTATCTGTTGTTACACTTGTAGTCGTAGCGCCTCCTGCAGGGTCAGTTGAGTAGCCTGCTTGGAGTAGGTCGTCATATCTTGCTTCATCTGTAGGAAGCGTAAGTGTAACCACTTCACCGCCAGGACCATACAAAGTTACAACACTAAACTCAGATGCGTTAGAGCCTTCTAAGAAGGTAAAGCCTGGTGCAAAGCGAGTGCCGTAATCAGTAGCGCTAACCTGTGTATCGTCATCTACTGTACCACCCTCAGCGAAACCCGTGTTACCCATTACTTCAGGGTTGTTCATTTCAGGCTGCTGTTGCTGTTGATCTGCTCCATACATATACTGTTGCTGTGCATAGGGGTCAGGCTGCAATCTTTCTTCCTGCTGCTGTTGCTCTTCTTCACGGTTAGGTACGTAGCCACCTACAGCCATCATAACCATGCTTTCGATCTCAGCACGTTCTTCAGGTGTAAGCTCTTCGCCACCACCCATTGCTGGACCTTCAACAGGCTCACCACCGATACGACCATTAGATTCCATGTCTGCAAGACCCATCTTAGCTTGTGTGCGTAGGTCTTCAAAGAACTTCATACCGTAGAAACGTAGAACATCAGCAGGTACAACGTACTCGCCTTCACTCAACATAGCAGGGATATCGTCACGTACTTCTTCTGGGAGGGAGCCAGGAGGTACTTCATTACCTGACACTGGGTCAACATCTACAGCCATACCGCCTTCGTTGTAATGACCTGCTCTCTTCTTGCGCATACCACGCTCAGTGGGATCACCCGTGAAAGATTCTAAGAACTCACCAAAGCCAAACCCGTCAGAGTCATCATCTTTTCTTTTGTCGTATTCTCCAGCTTCTTTCTTACGTCTACCACGCTCAATAGGGTCACCCTTGAAGGAATCTACGAAGTCTTGGAGGAAACCAAGGTACTCCATCTGATCATCAGTTTTATTCTTGTCAGCCATTAACTTTATCCCTCAAGTATTTAAGTCTGCGCAGTGTTGCGATGGAGCCTTGCGCTCTGTGTACGTCAATAGAATGCTCTGCTTGTTCTAAGTTCTTATGCTGATCCGCAATCCAAACATCTAGCTCTGCACAGAACGCATCCCATTGAGGATTATCATTTACAAAAGCTTTAAGCGACATTACCAGAGAACCCTTCCTCGCCTGGTGTTGGTGCTACACCTGTACCAATAGTACCGCCACCTGCACCTGTCTGGTCTTGTGGGTTAGCTGCAGGCTCTGCAGGTGCTTGACCTTCTGGTCCTGGAGGTGTCATACCTTGTTGCGCTGGGGCAGGCTGTTGGAACCCTTTGAGAATCTCAGCCTGGATAGCTGCGTCCTGCATAGAGTTAGTTACTTTGTCAGGGTCAAGGTCCATGCTCTTAGCGATCTCACGTACAATGTAATCCATCTTAGCGAAAGGTGCGAGCATTGGGTTGGACGCTACCTGTAGGAACTGCATGAGGCGCTGGGAGCGAACCTCATTAGCCATCAAGCTTTCTGTACCATTAGCTTTAACTTCCAAGTCACCACGAATAGATTCATCGAAGTCAAACTGCATGTTGAAAGCAAAGAAAGCACGTCCTAGTGGAGCAAGAAGGTAATCATCTACGTTCTTAACCACAGCACGAATGCTACCATTAGCAGCAGACATGAGCATACTAATACCAGATGCAGTGCGACCAACGCCGCTAACGCCTGTTTGACCATGAGCGAATGAAGGGAAACCAGTAGACTCATCTGCTAATACCCGTGCCTTATCAAAGAGTTGCATGTTCTCTTGTGCTACGTTAGGGAACTTAGTGCCGAAGATTGCTTGACCAGGAGCGCCACCCTGTCTGCGGAACACTTTACCTGGGTGTACAGACAAGTCCTGTCCTGGTACAAGGTTCGTCTCATCAATCTCAATAAGAAGGTTACCAGATAGTACAGCGTTGTCAACAGCCATTCGCATGAAACCATTCATGAGTGTCTGTGTGTCGTCCATGTTCTCAGCAATACCTACACCGAAGAAGCTGTAGGGATTATGCTCGTATGGTGCAGCATAGTAAGGGATACGTGCTGGTTTGAATGGGTTAAGTACACAGCGAATGATCTTACCGTTTACTGCCCAGATGTTAGCATTGACTTCAAATAAACCGTCAAGCTCTTTAGGAATCTTAATACCGTGTTCTTCAAGAAGCTCTACATCAACAAAGCCCCAGAACTCTAGTACTTCCCAGCGCTCTGTATTGCCATCAATGACATCATCGTCCTCCATCTTCATTTCCCAGTGCTTACGCACATAGTCAGCGCCTGTAGCTACAGCATCTTCGATAGCATCATCAATGAAGTAGGGGCGGCTCTTAAGGGAGCGCAGTTGGTTGCGTGACATCTTGTGACGCTCAATAACGTACTCTGCGTCATCCATAGATGTAGCTTCTGGGTCAGGGTAGAAGTTCCAGATAGACACATGGTTAGTAGAGGGTACAGTCTTAACGATAGGGTCGTACTCGCCATCCTCGTTCCAGTTAGGGTATTCCTTGTCTGTGGCGAATGGGCCTTTCATGACGCCTGTACCAAGGAGAGCCATCTCGAAAGCCATAGAGCGCAGATGCTTTGATGCACCGCTCTCATTAAGCTGATCGTGAATCTTCTTTTCCATCTTCTTAGCGGCCACCATAGCGGGGTGGAATGTCACTGTAGTGGGTCCAGTGCCAGCACCCTCAACAACCTTATCAGAGACGCTCTCTAGCTTGTCTGTGAGGGGGCCAAGGCGTCTACGTAGGTCAGCCATAGTCTCCCCTGGCTTAAGCTCTGTGTCAGGACCAATGAGGTACGGCTTGCCTGGTGCTTGTGTGAACGTAGCGCTAAGCTGATCCCCAGCCTTGTCAGCGTTAGGGTCAAGGTTAATATGTACAGCTTCTGCTACACCGTCTGGCAGAACTGTAGGGTCTACAGAAAGAGGGAACTTGTTGTTCCCAAAGAGTACGTCTACGATCTGACCATATGCTGCTAGAGCTTTAGTCTTGGTTACCTTGACAAACACCTTAGACTTCTCAGATGAAGTGAACTGTACGTCAGGACCATAAATACCACGATAGTTACGATAAGCACGTAGCCAGCGCTCTTCGTCCGCCTGACGTGCATCCTCTGCTTTCTTGAAGCGCTCAGTAACAAACGAAACAACGCTGCTAACATTCTCGAACAGACTATCGTCTTGCCCTTCTGCTGCAACTACTTCATCCGTCTCGTAGGATAGATCGTCTATATCTGCCATGTTTTAGTATCCAAAGTTGGGGTCTGACATCTGAAAGCCAGAGTTGTGTTTAGCTGGGTTGAAGTCCCAGATGGAACTACGTGGTCTGGTCATGATGCCATATCTTAGTGCGTCATACAGGTGGTCTTCAGCGTTAGTATCTACATCTTCTGGGTTCTTCTTATCCAGCGGGATGATAGGTATCTGCGCTATGGTGTTAGTGCAGGTGGAAAAGAACACGAGTCTAGGCTCTTCAGTGTGTTCATCCACCTGCAGGCGTCTGTGAATCTCGTTCTTGCCAGCAACCCTTGAGCCACGAGAGCGATCTGAAGGTCTCCAACGACAACCCTTCATATTCATTTGCTCTGCCAGTGACGGTCCTGTATCACCTCTTTTATGCCAGAGGGACGAGTCCAACACGCCGTACCGTATTGTACCATCTTTAGCTTCAGCTTCCAAGATCATATCAGCAAGATCAGTAGCTGTAACTTTAGAACAGTACATTTCTCTATATACAACAAGCTGCTCACTAGGTGAGACAGCAAACCAGAGTACCCCTGTATAGGAGCCGTAGCCATAGTCACAAGCTCTGAACTTAGCCCATGAGTCAGGAATCTCGTATGGCTCTGTTACGTGTATCTTCCTGTTAAACTCAGGGAACGCTGCCCCCTCGTTAATGTCCCAGTTACCTTCAAGCAGTTGCTTACGCTGATGCTCAGGTAGGGACAGAAGCATAGCCTCGTAGTCGCCACTCTCAGACAGGTAGGGGTTGTCAAACAGACTAGCAGGGATAAACCTGCGCTTGAACAATGGCTCACCCTCACGGCTGTGGCCTTTAGGGAACGCAATAGTATCACCTGTCTCAATGTTCGTAGCCCAGAAAGGCTTACCTGCAGGAGCAGGATCAATGAACATCTTCTTAACCCATCCATGACCAGCACCACCAGGGTTAGTAGTACCACGCATGTACAGACCTAAGTCCTTACTGTTTGCACTACGTAGTCGTGAACGCATGTAGTCCCACGCATAGGGTGTAGGCCACTGTGTAAGTTCGTCAAAGCCAATCCAGTTAAACGCTTGACCTTGGTAGCGTGTAACGTCCATGTCCTTGTCTAGGTACGACATCCAGAGTCTGCCGCCTTGTGGAGTAATCCACTGTGACTTACGCTCTGACCACTTGATGCCAGGTATAGCTTTCGGGTAAAGCTCTTGGCTCTTCTGAATTAGTTCACGTAGTTCTTCTGTAGTGTGTCGTACAAGCAGCCCACTAAAGTTAGGACTACCTAAACCGTGAAGGGGGTCAGCAAGCATAGCATAAGATTTACCGCCGCCTGCTGCACCCCCATACAATACTTCCCTTTCAGATGCACTAAGGAAGCTTGTCTGTGGCCCTGGATTGGGCTTGAATACAACCTCTTGAGCAGCCTCTACATCAAGGTCTGCAGGTTTTACTTGAGCGTATACTGGCTCTACTACAGGCTCACTCTTCTGTGGGGGTAATGATTCTGTAGGCTCCGATACTTTCTTCTTCGAGCTTCTTGATCTCTTGGAGCGTTTCTTCGAGCCGCTGGGCAAGCTTGCGCTTAATTCTAGCTGTTTTCTTACGTCTTCGCTCAATGTCTACCCTCTTCTTTAAACCCATGTGTGAGATGTAGCGCCCCGTCTGCTTTGTTAGCCAGATAGCAACTTCTCTGTAACCATACTGCTTTAGGTGTCGCTTTGCAAGCTCTAATGCCTCAAGCTCAATAGGGATGGGTTCTAGTAGTTTATCGTTGTCAGGGTGTATTCTGTAACCAAAAGGTACTTGTCTAGCTGTGCGAACTATGACGTGCCATTGCTTTTCTTCACCTTTATGTGGCCTTGGCAGTTGCCAGTACCCTAAAGATTCTCTATTCATTACTACTCGTTCTTACCTTCTTTGGATGGGAGGATAAACACCCCACCACTAGAAGATGAAACGTCTACCTTGTCTACTTTACCAAGTCCTGCACGATCAAGCAAGTCTTTTGCTGCAGCCATCTTATCACGAATGCCTAGCTCTGTAGGATCGCTTAATGCGCCTACAAGAGCCATGACAGCTTTAGGTGCTGAACGTGCAAAGTGTGTACGAGTAGCATCACTAATCTCATCCTTGAGTGCTTCCACAATCAAACGAGTAGGAGTATTATCGCTGTAACCTGCAAGCTTCTTAGCTAGCACGACATCACCGCCTGCCTCATCGAAGAGAACTTCCAAGAACTTCTGTTGGTTTTCTGTCAGTTGTCGTGCCATTGTTCTACCTTAAAGTGGGTTATCTACAAGTGAGTCGTAAGCTTTCCAGATATCGTCAATCTCTGTTTCTAGAGTATCAAGTGTATCACCTAAGCCATCAGTGACTGTAGTAGCTTTATCTACTTGGCTACGAAGGTCAAGCAGTAACTTCTGTTGCTCTAGAATCTGTGTCATGTTTGTAGACAAAGAGGCTAGCTTCTGGTTCAAGCCACGTACATCGTTATCCACAATAGCTTGTTCTAGCGTTTGGATGCGTGACTCTAGTGCCTTGGTAGCTTCTGCTAAGGTGCGCTGGGCGGCAGTGTCTACTGTAGTGATACGCTTGTCTAAAGCTGCAGCCTTGCTGTCAAAGGAATCTGATTTCTCAACTACCTCAGCAATACCTTCCTCTACACCATAAAAGCGCTGCAGCGTATCGTAAGACCAGTAGACACCACCTGCAACGGAAGAAAGAACTGGAAGTGCAACAGCAACCATCCAGCCCTTGATGTTGTATCCGCCTATGCTAAAACCTACATCCATTATTGTGTTGGGTATCCGCCATATTCGTTGATGTATTCACCTGCACCAAAGATGTCCTCAGCAGTTTTCATCTCTGCTGTGAGGTAACCCTGGAAGCCTGTACCGAAGCCTGAGTCATCCCAAGCAATAACGAACTCATCAATAGACTGGGTGTAGGTGATAGCAGTGTAGCTGCCTACAATAAAGTTACCCTGTGCTGCGTAGTTGTCTACTGTAGCAGTCAGGCTGTCATCATTAGCTGCAGCCATGAAAGCACCAGCTTGCTGGGCGTACTCTTCTACTGCAGCAACTGCATCGTTGTACGTGTTGGTCTCTTCTGCGTCGAGGCTATATGCGTCCGTCTCAAGCATACTTTGCAGTTGTACCTGCTCTGGCTTAGTGTCTGCCTCTGCTGCCACTGTAGCCACCTCTACAGCGGTCATGACAACGGATGTAGCGGCAGTCAAGTTATCTACTGCGAGAGTAAGGTTGTTCATAGCTGCAGCGTGTTCCTGCATGAACATCTGCTCTGCTGTTTGAGCTACTGCATAGTCATGGTTAAGAACCATGTCTTTAGCGCTCAGATAAGCGTTTAGTTCTTCTGCTGTGATGAGACCCTCGTTAAGAGAGTCATCCTCAATGACACCACCGATAGCGGCGTAACCTACAGCACCTACAGTCATAACACTGCTTTTTTGGATACGAGACTGGATGTCACCAATAGATGCAATCAGTGCATCAATCTTCTGTTGACCCGTTAGTTCGTAATCCTGTGCGTTTACTGCTGCGGAAGCGCTCACTAAGGCTAAGCTTAGGAGTGTTATCCTGTACAAGTTCTTCATCCGTGTCTTCCTCTCCTACCCTTAACAGGGCATCCCAAAAGGCTTTCTGTTCCTCATACCCAACGATGTAAAGAGCTGGGCTGTCTCTGTACTTGTTAATAGCTGCTTTCCCCATAAGCAACTTACCTGTCCTGCTGTCATTAATAGGGCAGGGTGTATTAGCTAACATCATACTACGAAACACTGAAGGGTCTTGGCATAAGACACTAATAGCTGATACTTGTAATCCTAAGCCGCCTACTGCCTGTGGAGCGCCTAGAAGTCTAGCATTCTTCCTGCGGTTACATGCAGCATCTTGCTCCATCCTACCACCTGATAAACCTACTACAGCTACTTGAATGCCTGTAGACTTGGGTATCAAACAGGAGTCGTTACCACCGCCTCCCATCATTGTAGGAGCTACTGCACTCATAACTGGCGCTGGGCTTCCTGCTCCTGTGGCGTTGTAGTTATTGGTGACTGTCTCATCTGTGTTATTACTGTCTACAGTAGAGTTGTCATAACCATTAGAGAAATCACCAGTAACATCACCCGCTAGGACAGGCGTCACCCATAGCATCAGAAACATCAATGTCTTTACACATAAGACGTGTAGCTGCTTCCTTAAAGCCGATAGCTGACAATGTTCTAGCATTTAAGTTCCGTTCACAAACAACATCATTCTCAGCACAGGAAGAAGGGAACACCACAGTAGGGTTAGAGGTAGTGCAAGCACCAAGCACGAAAAGTATGGCTGCTGAGATGCTTACCTTAATCATTGTTACTTTCCGATTACTACTCTAGTGATGTCGCTACGTCCAATACCGATGTCGTGTAGCTCTCTGTCAGACATGTGGCTCAGGTGCATCATAGCAATCTTACGGTCAGCAGATGCTTGTCTAGCTTTAATGAAGGCGTTAAACAAACGAATGAGCGAGTCTTTAAGTTTAGTAGGCATGTCCATAAATCCTTTGTTAGGACACTAGCTCTATTGCTAGCTATGGACATAGTTATACTCAAGAAATTACAGACTAGAACTGCTAAGACCGAATACCCGCTATGTGCTACCCTACGCTAGCAAAGCTAGCCAACAGGGATAAACGTCTCAGTGACTGTACACATGTAGTCTAGATCAGGAGTAGCATTCCCTGTAGCAACACACGTAATCTTATCACCTGGCTCTAACACTAGAGTAGCACCAGTAAGTAAAACA